TATTCTTCGATTAACTGGTTACTGGTTTCAATGGATCTAAATACCTTTTCCGATTTATTCTGTATAGTTTCGTTACGATGGGCATTGTTGTATAACTCGTTGTATTTTTCCAAGTACTCTTTGTAATAAGTACCACTCTCGTTATATAATTGAAGTTCTTTCTTAAACAAGGCGACAGATTGATCTTCGCTAATATAATTAAATAGAGTGTCAAGTTTCTGCTTTAATAAGTTGTCACTTGCGGCATCGAAATCTTGCTTTACCATGTCAAACAATATTTGGAATTGGGTCAAGAACCCGGGAAAGATTTGAATATCCAGAGAACATGGATTACTGGCATCACCGCAGATAGCTTCATAACGGTTCTCATTTTTACTGAATATAGTACCAACTGGGCGTTTACATTTAATACATTTGGGTTTTACTTGTAAAACAAGACGTTTTGCTATCCGTTTGTTAGGTTCGCTTTTATATGCCTTTCGTTTCATATCCATGAGATCACTTTCGTACCTGTTTTTCAACTTAAAATATTCATTGATGGCGTCCTTATAATTTCGTTGTTGTTCAGCAAAGTCATCCACAATGGGTGTGCTGCCAGATATGTTCTCGTTTTGTGAATTACGGAAGGTGATACTAGGATTGTTCTCAATTTGAATGTCAATAATACTATCGGGTTGGTTCTCGATTAATGTGATATTGTTGTTGGATAGATACAATTTGGTCAGGTTAGATAGTCCGGCGAGGTCCAGGTATTCAATTTCGTTGAATTCGCATACAAATTCGGTGATTTTTTGTGGTAGGTTCTCAACGGTAGTGAGTTTATTATGAGAAACATTGAGTGTTTCGAGGTTAGACAATGTGGAGACATCAATATGTTCGAGGATGTTATAAGAAACGTTAATGTTGATGAGTGATTTGGGTAAATTGTCAAGTTTTAATAGTAAATTATCTACACATTCAAGCGTCTCAATGTTCTTGGGTAGTATTAAATTGGTGATTTCGCCCTTTCCGATAATAATATGTTTAATTTTACCAAACCCCATATTGGCAAGATCAGATAAATTCAAGTCGCCATGCAACGGAACGTTTATTCTAAGGGTATCAACTTCTTTGGAGTAAGTGTCTAAAATACTCACTAGATCTGCCTGGGCCGTATTATTGAGTTCAATAATTTCATAATGTTTGTCTTTATTGATTGACATTGTATTGATAGAATTGGTATAGATAATAAATAGAATTAAATTGTACATATTATCCTTGCATGAAAGGTAGATTAGTAACCCGTGTACTATCTTGATTGTCGGTATTTGCGACTTCATCTTTGTAGTATTTGATTTTGGACATAACATACTGTTGATCTCGCAAAAGTTTTTGTTGTTTTTCATAGTCGGTTGGTTTATTTTGGCTACATCTATATAGTATTGAACAAGTGACGACAACAAAGAGGATGAAGATGCCGATATTAAATGCATAATAGTATAGGTTTACCCGATTATTATGACATTGTTTTAAGGTGCTAAATAGAAAATTTTTGGTAGATGCTTCAATAAGTGTTGGTTGATCCATGTTCTCCATGGTAACAAGATGATAGGTAGTATATAATTAAAAGTTATGAAAATTTCTTTACATGTACGCTAAATAATACATTACAGCCATATAGCTAAAAATAGCAACAATAATAGAAATAATCCAGATGGGTATGACTGTTTTATGACGATATCCTACACCAAATGGTCTAAATCCCCCTTCTTGGTTATATAAGAGCGATGGCTTAATGGTATGGATTGCAGTAAATACAATCAAAAATAAGAGAATAGCAACACTGAGTTTGTTATATCGGACAAATCCTTTCAAATTATGCATGTCGTTTGTAATTATAGTTATAATACAATTACAAATTATGTTGAATAGAAAGACTTAAAAATCATCGTCGTCTCTATCTTCGGGATAATAATCGCCATCCGCATAATCTTCTCCTAAATCTTGGAAATCATACGTATCGCGGTTATAGTCATCAGCATCGTCTAATTCATCCAACTTATCTAGTTCATAAATGTCAAGAGCTTCAACATCTGTTTCGGCAATATCGGCATTTTCATCATATAACTGGGTAATCATTTCGGAACGTTCTCGTTGGTAAGTGTTTGGATCATATTGGAAGAGCCCCTTTTGTTGGCCAACGTTCCATCGCCCAAGCTTGTATGCCTTAAAAGCGTCTTCGATCTTACGCTCTTCAATAGTCATATTACCAAAATAAGAAATGATGCGGTTTTTCTCTTTGTCTTTCGATCTATTGACTTTTTTCATTATTTGTTCATAGGATAGGTCCATAACGCTTTTGTTTTCATCTTCAATCTCCAAGAATGCAACGAGGAGAGAACATACTCTCTCTTTTAATTCGAGACGATTGCCGGCTACCACCTGAATTTCCATCAAGTCATCAATGGTTTCCGCTTCGGCATTCGTAACATTTTCTTCAACACTATACAAATCATTAGATGCATTGCGTGATGATTGAATATTGTCGCGACGTGTTTGTTTCATTTCTTGTATATCCGCACGTTCTAATTCTTTGTCATTGGAACAGACAATGTATTCATAGATTGCACTATAAAAACAGTAAGTATATAGCATATAGATCGTATTTTTATCAAATAGCGAATGGAAGGATACCATGTTCTCGTCGATATCTTTCACGATTTCAGTATGAACTGGTATATGTTGCATAAAGGCATTCATACTAACTAGACGAGTATTGACTTCTTGTAGTAGACGTAGGAGTACATTGTCCCCCTTGAAAGTTTCAAGTTTTTCGTAATATTTGTCGATAAACTTTTGTAAATCGTCTGCATGAATGGGATGAACGCCCCAATGTTTAGGTACTCTCTTAAAGAATGCCGAGTTGGACAAAAGTGCCGCCGGGTATACCTTGGTAATTTGATAAACCGAGTTATGTATGAATTGAAGAGCCGAATATAGACCTTCTTCGTAATAGCCGCCGGTTTCGGTCATGGATTTGTCGATATTCCATTTATTAATATTCATTAAGAAGGAAGACAATTTGTTAAAGTGGCGTTCAGAAAGGTTACCGTGTTTATCAAAGAATGCAGTAATTTGTTTGTATAACTCTTTATTGGATTTATTGAGGTATTTTATCAAATTGGTCAATTCCGGTGTTTTGTCCGAAGACATGGTTTTGGGATTGTATGTATTGAGTACTTTCATGAGGTGTTTTCGAAGAGGTTCATCGATAACCGTAGAATTTTCATCATCCATCTTATTGATAATTTCTTTTAATACGGTTACTCGATTAAATGGCATAGGTCGATCGATATGTACTATATTTTTTTCGTATACGATAGACATCAACTTGTTCAAGTCTTCGATGGTATATCGCTTACCATTCTTCTTTAAAAACTCGATTTTATCTGACAATGTCCATTTTGTATCATATAATGGTGGACGCTCAGAGCAAATAGATTGATATATTTCAGGGACAGGAAGATCTCTGTCGAAATTGCAGTAGTGAATAATAGATGAATATATTTTATCCTCTAAGTCTCCTGACGAAACCATGGAATAATTTATGCCAGTAAACTCAGGATGATATAGTAAAGGTGCCCGAGTGAGTGTATTGAGGTCTTGTAATATTTCACCCAAGTTAGATACAATACGAATATTCGATTGAATACTTTCGTCTTCGGTACTGAAATAGGATATGGGGTTGGTAACATCGGTTTCATTACAACAAGCATTTTCAACGAAATGGCGCGTAGACGTTTTCAATAACAAGTCTTTTGTACGCACAACATTATTAATGCTTTCGATAATACCGTAACCATATTGTATGATTTTACTTTTCAATACAGCGACACTTTCATGTTGTTGCGTTTTACCTTGGCGAATTAATTCAATTAAGTCTTGTTTAAATCCGGTTCCAATGGTACGCAAATTCTTAATCACGGAAAAATCAACGACCGGGGGCAGGAAGTGTTTCCATTTGGAAATTTGGTGTTCTTCGGGAGAAACCGATAGTGGATTGAGAAGAACATATTCGCGTTTTTTGGCATACATATCAGAAATATCATTTCGGGTAATAACGTTCTTTTCGAGGATTTGTTTTATGCGATTGGCTAATATATCTTGCTTGTATTTTTTAATTGCATCCCATGGAGAGATTTGGCTTTTGATCTTATTTAATACACAGGCAATATATTGTATACCAGTGGTATCTTCAATACCATCCATGGGAAACCCGCTGAATGATCGAATGCAGCCCGGGAAGGTTCGTTTTGCTTGGAAAGAAGGAACCGCGGTTTGGATGGCAACCAAAAGAATACTGGCAACGATAATAATAATGGTTTCATTGCGATAATTCATGTAAGGTTGTAACTTCTTACCCTTATCCTTTTCCATTTTTGCAGAGCGTTTTGCATAAATGTCTTCTTTCATTATATTTGCATTGATCATTTCATTCGATACGCGTAATATAAATTCATCCAAACCATCCACTTTGATGTCAATATTAAAACAGATGGCAGAGAATACATTGTATATGGTTTCAGAAGTTTCGTTCTCAAAAACCCGTTTTTCTTTTCTGCCGATGTTCTCCATGACGACTGTACCGAGATCCTTTTCCATGATATCATTACTTGTAATGCGAAACCCAGCATCATCATATTCTTCACTTGTTACAAAATCGATTTCGCGAATGACTTCGCCAGTATGTTTGTCTACAATATGATCGCCATCGTCACTGACTGCCCCGACGCGTTTACAAATTTCATCCATCTTGGTTAAATAATTATTCGGATTGTTGATAAACGTATCTGCGAGTTCATAGATGGAGACGGGGAACAATTTGGTATTCGTATCTTTACAATACATCCAATGAGGGTCTTCGTCGAGTTCACTTACCATGGGATTTCTACAAAATTTATTGACAAACGTGGAAATATCCAGTTGTTTTTTTGAGAAGTCGGATTGTCCCATAATGAGAGTACGAGTATATAAATGGGGAGATTGTATAATATCATCCCGGTTGGCAAGGGTGCCAATTGTATAAGAAAGATCGTTCGATTTTTGTAGACTAATATCCTTTAACATATTCGACTTATTAAGAAATTGTTGCTGTGTCTTAATATTCTCACTAAGTTTCTCTTGTAGGTCTTCGAGGGATACCGCAAACCGTTTATCGAATTCGCCCAGTAGTTTTTGTTGATTATACGTATTAAATCGAGAACTTGATTGTTGAGTAGTTTCGCATGTTTTATTGGTGAGATTTTTATAACATTGATTGCTAATATTGCAAAAAAGGGTATTCGTGTCTAAGAAAGCTTCTTCGTCTATGGTATTGTCTTGTATCCAATTCTCCTTTAATCGTCGATAATAGGTAATTTTCTTACGTACATCGGCTTCGATTTGCACGGCATCTTGGTCGGTCTTTGACAATTTGTCTTCGTCAACACCATCAGGAAGAGTGGGACGGAGTTCTAATATGGCGAACTCTCCATCGCGAACCATTTTTTTACCAGCAATTAATGTGGTGGCAAGTTCTCCTGCAATGTCTTTTTCGGAGCCATGAATTTGGACAAGATTTTCAACAAGGAACTCGTGAAATACGTCGGGTGACATATTCTTCTGTTCATCCTTGTATTTCTGAATAAGGTCATAAGGAGTATCGTCGAAGTCCTTGTCGTAATACACTTCACTCTTGTCGTTATCCTTCTGTAACTCTTTCATGGAATTGTATTTCTTTGTTAAGAACCGACGACTACAATCGGTGGGTTTGATCTTTTCATTATCAGTCATATCGTCTAACTCAGGCGTGGCAAGTGCATCGGTAATATTGTCAGGTGTAATTAAGGAGATAAGTATGGACGTGACAATATTGGTGTACATATTGGAATTGTCAGCATTGTTCATACGCATAAGAATTTCTTGTGTTGTCAATTTGGTATTTAATTTGTCTTTTATCAAGAAGTCGTAACTTTGGAACAAAGGATTAGATACATCTTGTGTGTCACTAACAAGTTTGAGTATAGAGTTAGGATTTTGTATGGTTTTATATTTAGTATTGCGTAACAAATCATATTCTTTCGATTTGGAGCCGAGTTGCTTTTTAATTTCAGTAATCCGTTCCTTCATAAAGAAGCGAATTTCCATATACTGTTGGTATGTGATATCAGAGGGATATACCATGAATGGCTCCAATTTTTTGACGACATCCATAAATGAAACCTTATCCTTTACATGTTTGCGAACAAGTCGAATAAGAAAGCGTGTTTTCGGTACAATTACTTCAAGCATCTGTTTGAATTTCTCATTTTCTTCAAAATGTTCAATATCGACATTGGGATCTATCATGAATTCTTGAATAGTACTTAGGAACTTATGTTGTTCGTCTTTTTCCATTTGCTCATAATCGAGTTCTTTTGACAAGTCGCTAATAATATGTGGGACAATATCGGCATTCTTATTTAATAGTTTGAAAAGCAAGAGATAATTTTGGTGTAAAGTAGAACGTTCAAGTATATTGGTGGACGGTAAATCAATGGTAGAGAACTTGACAATGGGTTCTGGTAACATTAGTAGTGATTTCACGGTCATATTGTCATTTGGGGTCATGTTGTTTCGCACATATAGTGTTTTCCCAGTCTTTAACACTTCCTTGTCCATATGAGATAATCCAAGACCATATCTCTGTATAACGAAGTCTCTCGCCTCGACCTCATTCTTTTTATCGAAGACACTGGACTGAAATTTACCCAGGTTGTCTACAATAGCATCGATACTAGTCAATACCTGTGTATTTGCCAGGTGTTCAGACGAACCATCTAGGTTCTCGAAAGGCATCATAATATTTTGAATGCGATTGTTTAAGTTAGCATAGGTAAGAGTATTATCGACGTTTTTCCGATCATAATAGGCATTTTGTAATGTTTCGATGGCACGTAACTCTTCGCCTGATGTTTCGACAATGACATCGGGAGCGATTGTATTCGAAATACCATAAATTTTTTTCTGGTTAGAAACTACCGGCACTATCCATTTTAACTTAGTGTCTAATTTATGAATACGTTCAACCAGTGGTTTATAATAATTGCCATTGATTTTAAAATCATATACATTATCGTGGCTATCGAATTTGGAGAATTGTTGTCGTAGTTCCCTGAAACGTTCGATCAACAGATGTAAATTATCTATAACAGCAATCGTGCGTTGACTGTTTGGTATAGTTGATAATATTTCATCCATAAGGTCATTTACTTGTGCATCAATGCCATATCGTCGTTCGGCTTCTGGTATTTCAACCAATTGTTTAAGTGCTTCTAGTTGTTCTCCGAATACGATCTCATTCGCGTCAATATATAGATTATGTAGTGTATCACGAACATTTGGGTCGACCTCGGCGTCCTCTGGCACTGTCGTGATAGATTCCCCTGTTTCAGTAAATTGTATAGATGGACTATCAACGTCTTCGCTAGTATCCGCCATGTCATCCATATCATCATCGGTGCCCAAATTTTTTACGGCAGCAAGTGAGGTTACATTATTCAGCGAAGTCGGTTTTTCACGAATAACGATAGTTTCAATGGGTAGTTTCTCGGGAATGCCCTTGTAACCAAAATTAATATAGATGGTTTTTAGTTCGGGATATGTGGTAACCTCAATCATATCTTCTTCTAAATTAGTAATTTCGCCAGTAATAATGGCAGGTATTTCGCCTCCAAAATGAATATCAATCCATGTTTTAGGTAACAGATTGTTCTGTCTCGCATACCCTTTTACTTCACTTCTGCCGTGTAAATTGATTTGCGTAATACTTTCATCAGTAAAAAATCCATCCTCGGTAGTAGAGAGTTGATAAAATCGCCCGGTCGCAATATCAACCACTTTGATCTTTTGTTCGTCGATATACATAATTAACGCATTCATCTCATGAATATCTTGGTTAGATGGTGCAATTATTTCAATAATATCACCGTATTCTAATTGAACATTCCGGTTTTGTCTAGTAGGCGTGGATGTATCAGTTACCATGGGTGTGGATGTATCAAGAGATTGGTCTGAATTGTCATCCATAATTACTTCCGTTATAATATATAATTACAAGATAATTACATCTAAATAATATTTTCACAAATAGTTTATGTGTATTTGTGAAATGAAAAAGATAGACGATAAGAAAGAGAATAAAGAGGTCAGACTGTGATAATACAAATCTAGGTATGGAGAATGCGACAAATATCAAGAATTATTCTATTACTATTGAGAACCTAAATCGAATGAATTTAATACACAAAATCGTATACAGCGAGGGGACGTATTATAGATCATACAATTACGATAAAAACATATTATGTTACAATGATGTAAAAATGCGGATACATCGATTAACCATACTGTCTTATCCAGAGAATGAACTATTAACCTTTACGATACCAAAGTCCCTGACATATAACACTTTTACAGAGAAGTATCCAACAATTGATGACGAGATAGCAATATGTGAATATGTGGAAGGTGTTCTGATAAACCTGTTTTATGATAATCGTATATGCAAATGGAAAGTCTCGGTAGATAGAGACAGTAAGATAGATGATATTAATAATGACAGCATCTTAAATATAATAAAGGATGTATTTAACGTGGAGGAGCATGACGATATCAATGACATAGCACTATTCGAGTATTTACCCAAGGATCATTCTTATACATTTGTATTAAAGGTTCCTTCCAAAAATCTATACGTAACATGTTCTCGTCCGGAGATCTATTTAATAGCGGTGTATCGTTTGGATGGGTTAAATGCGATGTATATATCACCACGTGAGTATGAGAACTGGGATATTATTAGAGAAGCAAACAATGTGATCAGATTGCCGTCGTATTATAATAATATTGAAGAGTATTCTCAACTATCCAATAAGAGTATACCCGATATGATCGAGGATAGAATAGCTGGTATAATGATAAAAAACATGAATACCGGAGAACAGTGTAAGGTAGCGATGAATGCGTATATAAAACACAGAGAATTAATGAGTATTCATCCACTATCTAGATACAAATATTTGTGTGTACGCCGGGTAAATAAAATTACAGAATATGTATCGGTTTTTCCAAATATGAAGACGGATTTCTTTAAGATGAACACATTATATAACCATTTAATCAATCGTTTACATAGCGCATATATACACAAATACATTCATAAGCAAGGAGGAATAAATGAGCAGACCTATATTACCATTATTCACCACATACATCATGAACTATATATGCCAACAGTGAAGAGGAACCATAGTATTGCAATAAATCGCAATACTATAAAGAGTTACTTGGATAGTTTTGAACCAGAAAAGGTGTTTCGTATATTGCATACCGTAGATTTATAGAGAACTATACAATGCCGAGATCTTGCTCAGATTTTTAATATATTCTGCACAATGATCCTTGTTGGCACTATCCATGGCATTAATAGGACCACGGATCTTGTCAATAATCTTGATAATGTCGGATGCATTCGATAGTGATTGTACATCTTGGGTATAATCCTTCTCAAAAAAGAAGGTGATATTACCACTATCAATAATATCCTGGTAAGGCATATATACATGCTTAAACCAGGCCTTTACAATGATGGAAGGATTTGCCCGCTTAATTGTCTCAAATGAGGACTTAGCTTGGGCAATATCTTGGTTGTTAGGATAAATGCTGATGATATCATTTAAAAACTCCAACAGATGAGTATTGAATGCACGTGAAAGAGTAGGTTTATCCGTCATAATTACATACTATCACAATAGAAAGTTTATATCATTTTTTAACAATATTTATTATACGTGTCCTCCGAGAGGTTGTTGTGGTGGCATAATTGAATGAATGTCGTCCATACGTTTCTGTTGTAATGTATCTACGGTAACATCATTGGAAATCTTGTCGGCTTGATACGTATCATCGGGTGTATCTATAAAATTAATATTATCATCAACAGCCACGTAATTATACAATTGTCGTTTGCCCCCATTGCCCTTAGCACTCAATTCGTCGGGGGTAAGGTTATAAAGAGTGTATTGTTCAGATGTAATGTTTGTACCACCAGATGGTTTTCCTAAATAGAATGCACTAGGTTCACTTGGTTGGTTGTTACCGCGCGATGAATTCGAATTAACTTCTTTCAGTGTATTATGAAAGTGCTTAACAATATCATCACCCAGTATCACTTTGTAACCTTTTTGTATTAGCAGTAACGAAGGAACACTTTGTATATTAGGAGGCATAACGACCTTGCTTCCGTTTTCAAGGGTGATAAATGTTTGGTTGGTTTGTTTGTCATGATGCCTCTTATCGATGCATATAAAACTTAGTTTATCCGACATATTTCCCTTAACAAGGGTTTGAATAATTTTCTGTGAATGTTTACAATAGTTGCTATAATATAATATATCCATCGGGTAATTATATTATAGGGTAAAATAGATTTTGTAGAAAAAACGTATAACCGCTAAATTATTATGCCATGCCTACACACATGGAATGAAGGAGCCTATTCTGGAAGTAGAAGATAAAGTATCCAATCGCAATAGAAATCATCTGCATATAGAAGTCGAGACCCTTGCGCTTAGTGATGCCAACCATGAGTGTAGATGCAACCAACATAGTTAGTAGAATGATGCCAATAATAGAAAGATAGTAAAAGTAAAGGCAGTAGTCTCTTCCGAGAGGTCCAAATAAAGTGTCCATTAGATTGTTGTCCATGTCTATGAATTAGTAACAGAAAAAAATACCCGTCTCCTTTTACTAAATAACACGGACAGTAACACTAACATGTTATGAATGCCAACCAATCGACATATACCAAAGCAAGAAATGTATTAAATTAATTCAAATTGGTATAAACGCAAATATTGTATGTAAAATATATAGGTCTACTTTATAGAATTTATGGAAAATTCAACGTTATGGAATGTAATAAACAAATACTTTGAAGAAAATCCCCAAAGTTTAGTAAGACACCATACTGAATCGTATAATGATTTTTTTAAAACTGGGATATTCCAGATATTCAAAGAGAAAAATCCAGTAAAAATAGGTACAAAATACGACGAAAAATTAAATGAATATCGTTCACAATGTGTAATGCATTTTGGCGGAAAAAACGGCGATCGTATCTATTATGGAAAGCCGGCTATCTATGATGATAACAATTCTCATTATATGTTTCCTAACGAGGCTCGACTACGAAATATGACATATGGAATGACCATCCATTATGACATTGAGATCGAATTTATTGACATTTTAGATGAAGATCAGCCGCCTATACCAGTTGGTCCAGATGACTTGTTCGTAGGAGGAGAACCAGAGCATCATAATACATTCGAGAACTTGAAGGAGATAACAAGTGCAAAAATAGAAGAATTACAGGAGTTATCAAATCGCGTTAATGGTGAGATTGACGACAACAATGACACTGAAATGGAAGGAGGAGCACCTGCCCGGCGTAAGGGCAAGCGTACCACCGAACAATTAACCACAGAACAAACTGCACTGATCCGTGAATTAACGGAAAAATCAATGGTATCATCGAATAAACAGTCTCGTTCAATAGTGTTAGAAAAGGTATTTCTTGGCAAATTCCCAATCATGGTACAATCCAATTATTGTGTATTGTCTGGATTACCACGCGAGGTTAGACATACGATGGGTGAGTGTTTAAATGATGTGGGAGGATATTTTATAATCGACGGAAAAGAGAAGACAGTAGTATCACAGGAGAAATTCGGTGATAATATGTTATATATTCGCAAGTCAGGTGACGACAAGTATCTATATTCTGCTGAAATTAGATCTGTATCAGAGAATGTATCGAAACCAGTGAGAACATTATCAGTAAAGATTGTAGCACCTACACCATCCTTTACTTTTAAAAACATTGTAGTCAACATACCGAATGTAAGAAAGCCGGTGCCATTGTTCATAGTATTCCGTGCACTGGGCATCATATCAGATAAGGATATTATAACCATGTGCCTGTTAGATATTGAAAAATACGAAAATATGGTAGATATGTTCGCCCCGTCCGTACATGATGCCGGAGGTATAATGACACAGCGAAATGCACTGAAATACATTGGCTCGTTCACAAAGGGAAAGACCGCAACGCATGCATTGGAGATATTGGCGGATTATTTCCTACCACATATAGGAGAGGTTAATCATATACAGAAGGCCTATTACCTGGGATATATTACATTCAGGTTGTTGTCTGTATATACGGGTGTAGAGCCTCCTACCGATCGTGATAATTTCAAATACAAACGTATTGAATTGGTGGGTTCGCTGACGAACGAACTATTCCGCGAGTATTATCAAATCCAACTAAGGCAAATTCACCTAGCGTTTGAAACAAAACTAAATATGAATAAAGCGATATATGAAGATAACTTACAAGGGTTAATTGAACAAAATTACAAGGATGTATTTAGTCAACGAGAAGTGGAGGCCGGTTTTAAGCGCGCCTTCAAGGGTAATTGGGGTGCACAATCTCATACTAAGCGCGTAGGAGTAGTTCAAGATTTGAACCGATTATCACATAATTCAGCATTAAGTCATCTGCGTAAAACAAACTTACCATTGGATCCTAGTGTAAAATTAGTAGGACCTCGTGTATTACATAGTACACAATGGGGATTTTTCGATCCTATCGATACACCCGATGGTGGAAACATCGGAATACATAAACATATGGCAATGTCATCGTATGTTACCCAGGGATATTCACGAGAACATATAATAAAATGGTTACGTGAGAAGGTAGAATTGAAGTTATTAGAGGATTGTAGTCCAATAATGTTATCTAGATTAACAAAAGTAATAGTGAATGGTCTATGGGCAGGTGCAATAACTAATCCCAAAGAAACCGTTGATAAGATCCGATTATTCCGTCGCAATGCGTTAATCCCCGTATATACAAGCGTAACCTTTAATATTGCAACCAACACGATATTTATTTATACAGATGCCGGTAGAATTTGTAGACCATTGTTTTACCGTGACACGGAAACTAAGAAACTATCATTCGAGAATAGTGGAATACAAACGCGCCTATCAGATGACGATTTCACTTGGAATGAACTAATTGCAGGGTTTAATAAGAAGAAGCAGCCGGATTTCCATCCAAACCAATATAAAATGTATGAATTAAACGAGTTATATGAAGGTATAGATGCCGAGACCAATCCTGCAAAGTTAAAGCGTTTCATTGAAGAGAAGGCGGTGTTAGACTATATCGATACCAACGAAACCGAAGATGCTTTAATTGCAATGAATATGCAAGAGTTAGAAACCGACAAACAATCGAGATATACTCACCTAGAAATACACGAATCGCTCATATTCGGAATGATGGGTAATCTAATTATATTCCCTGAGAATAATCCGGCAACTCGTAATTCGTTTTCGTGTGGTCAAAGTAAACAGGCATGTTCTATGTACCACACAAACCATCAAGTGCGTATGGATAAAACCGCGGTGGTATTATCTTACGGTCAAAATCCTCTGATAAAGACGCGTTTCTTAGAACATATTAATCACGAAAGCAATCCATATGGCGAGAACACAATAGTTGCTATTATGTGTTACACTGGTTACAATGTAGAAGATGCCATTTTAGTGAACGAAGGAGCATTAAAGCGAGGATTGTTTCAAACCACCTATTATAGTACATATGAAACACACGAAGAAAAAAGTCAAACGGGTGAGGGAACAATCGAGAAGAAATTTACAAACATTCAAGATGATACAGACGTAGTTGGTACAAAACTCGGATATGATTATAGTAAATTGGATAAATATGGCATTATCAAAGAAAACACGGAGATTGATGACAAGACGGTATTGATCGGATTGGCGGCCACAAGCTCACAATCGGGTAGCAAAAAAGAGGATATGTCAAAAACGCCTAAGAAAGGACAACTAGGCATAGTAGATAAGACGTTTATTACAGATGGCGACGAGGGATCCCGAATTGCAAAGGTTCGTGTACGTGAGATCCGAATTCCAAACTTAGGCGATAAGATGGCTTCTCGTGCGGGTCAAAAAGGAACAGTCGGTCTGGTTATTCCCGAGGAAGATATGCCATTTACCAAGGATGGTATACGACCGGACCTTATTATAAATCCACATGCAATACCATCACGTATGACTATTGGACATTTGGTAGAATGTATTATAGGAAAAGCATCGGCAATATATGGCGGATATAGTGATTGTACTGCATTTAATAACAAGGGATCAAAGACAAAGGTATTTGGAGAGATGTTATCCAAGGTAGGGTACCATTCTAGTGGAAACGAATTATTATACAATGGAATGACTGGCGAACAGATTGAGACTGAGATATTTATGGGACCCAATTATTATATGCGTTTGAAACATATGGTCAAGGATAAAGTCAATTATAGGGCGAGAGGACCGAATACTGCACTCACACATCAACCGGTATCTGGAAGAGCAAATGATGGTGGTTTACGAATAGGAGAAATGGAACGAGATGTATTGATATCACATGGTATATCTGACTTCTTACGCGAATCAATGATGGAACGTGGTGATGATTACCAAATGGCAATCTGTAACACAACTGGAATGATTGCAATATACAACCAGGCAAAAAATATATTTTTTAGTCCTATGGCAGATGGTCCCTTGCGCTATACTGGAAATTTAGCATCAAACGACATGCGTATAGAAAATATAAGTAAGTTTGGTCGTGATTTTAGTATCGTTAAGATACCCTATTCGTTTAAGCTTCTATTACAAGAATTACAAACTGCCAATGTACAGATGCGCATTATAACAGATGACAACATAAAACAAATGGAGAACATGACATTTTCAAAGAACATCGACAAATTGACATTCCAGACGAACACCAATATCAACGAAATCATATCAGATAATGTATTTAACCTATCTAAGGCAAATAGTGAAACGCGGGCTAGTGCGCCAGCGGAAATTATGGTAGCCAAGACCGTGCCTCAGCCGGTAGATGCCGAAGAAAGTCCTGTATATAATCCAAATTCACCAATGATGGCACCTGGAAGTCCATTCTCCCCTCCAATGGCACCAGATACTCCGGTGTATGATCCCAACTCACCTATGATGGCACCTGATAGCCCAGCATATAATCCAAATTCGCCAATGATGGCACCGGGAAGTCCGTTCTCCCCTCCAATGGCACCGGGAAGTCCGTTCTCCCCTCCAATGGCACCGGGAAGTCCGTTCTCCCCTCCAATGGCACCGGGAACACCATACGAAACCCCTGTGGATGAGGAAACACAAAACCTGTCCGAAAAAGCACGTGAATATTCTACCGGAGACACTGTATTTTATAGAGGTGATGAAACTCCCAATCGGGTTTGGCGTATAAGTAACATAGGTGACAAATTTATAAAAATCGAGACAGATATACCTAGCATAAATGGGGCGGATACACTAAAATTGGTAACTGTACAAGACATTTACAGAGCAGATCCGTCGTATTTGTCGTCTAATGCATCTTCGGCGCAACCATCTCCACCAAGCAATTTACCATCTCCTGAAACATCACAGAATGGCGGTAATCATCATAATGTTCAATCGAATGGCATTGTACCGAATGAAATGCCGAATATTACAATTGCTCCTATAATCAAGGTAATGAACGGTGGAAGTGATTTTTCTACGGGTGCCGATCAAGAGCAAATGAATAATGGCAAGGATCATTTCGATGAGCAAGCCAATATAGTTACGTCAGATGCACCAGTAGTGTCGTCTAGTACAGATACAAATAGCAACACGACTGCTAATGATGCCTCGCCGCCTCCATCTATGGCCGATATACCTAGCAAATCGAGTAAAGGGTTTTTCGAAAATTTACGTATAATAAAAACGGATAATTAGAACTAAAAAATTGAAACCACGTGAATGAATATATAAAAAGTATACTTCTTATTATATATAATGACAACTACCAACAACAAGATTTTAAAAACATACAAGTCTCGTATGACACTAATCGACCAACTAGACAGCTTACAATACAATGTAAGTGAATATCAGGAGTTTAGTATAAATGAAATTGATGCAATGAATACGAATTCTCAGTTGGATATGCTAGTTACGAATGAAAATACAAATCGAAAAATATATATTAAATACAATTTGACATCAAAGCAACTCAATGCACAATCACTCGATAATATTATTGAGGATTTATATACGATAGATAATGTACTAACCACTGATGATACGCTGATGATAATTATTGATATTGAACCGAATGACTCCATATTAACAAAGATCCGCTACTTGTATGATCATAGTGGTATATTCGTAGTCATACACAATATAAAGCGCCTCCAATACAATCTATTGAACCATGCATTGGTACCTGCGGCGCGGATATTAGACGTCAATGAAATAGAACAATTTAAGCAAACATATAATATTAACAATTTATCTCAAATACCTGAAATTTCACGATTTGATCCCCAGGCATTGGCGATCTGTTTGAGACCGGGTCAAGTGTGTGAATTTACCCGCAATAGTCCAACTGCTATGAATGCCAAATACTATCGGGTATGTATGGCTTGATAGGAAAAAATAAGATCCTATTGTATATTATAACATGTCATTATCAGATATTATAGTGGGATACAACAAGAATGATTTTTTTTATGTAAATGCAGAAAATAATGGCGATATGCCATCAGCATCAATCTGTAAAGATTTAGACACACACAATATAAAATGGGACAGTAAATGCAATGATGATCATTTTCTAGATAACAGTGGCAATTGTATAGAAAAAGAATTGTGCATTAACAAAGAATATGT